TATTAATCGTTTTAACCCAATGTGCCTAGAATCTCAGGACCAAATATTATATCCTGGTGAATATCAAATTCCATCTCGTTTAGTAATTAAAGATAACCATAGACCCTGTGTACCAACACCTGCTATCAATAATATGAATCCGAATATGGGACCATTGCCATGTCACGCAATTGAGGGTGTATGTGCCAATAATATATATCCGATGTATAGATATGATATTTGTGGATAAATTTATAAAATATAGTATTATTGACCAAATATAGTATTATTGACCAAATATAGTATTATTTATAATTCTTTTTAAACAAAATATTTGTTCTTCTTTTTAAACATTATTAAATTAGAAATAAGTAATTTTAATTATTAGTTAATTAAAATGATAAATTTATGGTTACCACATATGGGTAAAGGGCTTCACACCTATGAATAGGCTGTTAGGGTCATAACACAATGTCTCACTTACGTAGAAGCTTTAATATTAAATATATTCAATATATTTAATTAATATCTTAACTAATTAAAATCAATTTTGTTTTTAAAATAATTATATATCTGTAAAATGATTATATATCTTGTAAAATGATTTAAAAATAAAAGAGTAATTATTATAAATGTCAGATGAAATTACTTTATATGAAACTTTTGAAAGTATGAAATTAAATGAATCATTATTAAGAGGTATATATACATATGGGTTTGAAGTTCCTAGTAATATTCAAAAAAAAAGCATTATTCCTGTTATAAGTAAAAGAGATATTATAGCACAATCACAATCCGGTACTGGTAAAACAGCTTCTTTTATCATAGGTATGACACAAACATTAATTAATTCAAATGATTATACAATAAATCAAGCCTTGGTTTTAGCACCTACAAGAGAATTAGCAATTCAGATTAATAATGTAACAAGTGAATTGGTTAAATTCACTTCGTTTAAAAATGATTTATTTATAGGTGGAACAAGCAATTCGCAAAAAATTGATAACCAAATAACAATCGGAACACCTGGAAGAATATATGATTTAATGAATAGAAATATTTTACCAAGGAGAAATATTAAGATTATAATTTTAGATGAAGCAGATGAAATGTTATCAAGAGGTTTTAAAGAACAAATTTATTCAATTTTAACTTTACTATCAAAAGATACACAAAAAATATTATTTAGTGCTACAATGCCACAAGATATAATTCAATTAACCGATGAATTTATGAAAAATCCTCTAAAGATATTGATTCCAAAAGAAAATCTAACATTAGAAGGTATTAGGCAATTTTATGTAGCTATGGAAAAAGAAGAACATAAAATTGATACTTTATGTGATATTTATAAAGTAATAAAAGTAACACAGTGTATAATTTATACTAATTCAAAAAGAAAAACTGAAACAATATCGCAATTGTTGAATGAAGAGGGCTTTCCAGTAAATTATATTCACGGGGGATTGGAACAAAGCGATCGTAAAAAAATCATGGAAGATTTTCGTTCTGGTCAAATAAAAATTCTAATTACTACTGATATTTTATCTAGAGGCATTGATATACAACAAGTATCTTTAGTCATTAATTTTGATTTACCAAAGGAAAAAGAAACTTATATTCATAGAATTGGAAGAAGTGGTCGTTTTGGCAGAAAAGGAACAGTTATTAATTTTATATCTGTTTATGATATAACGTCGTTAAAATCAATAGAACAATTTTATAATACAACTATATTACAATTACCTCAAGATGTTGCTTCAGTTATTATAACATAATAACTTAAAAATAATTTAATTGTTAAGTATATGAACTATATTAAATTAGCTACAAATAATGAAAATAATATAAATGATTCGGTAATAAATTATTGTATTTATTGTTATGGTATAACAAAGAATATAAGTAAATGTAAAATTAATACATGTGATATGTTTTGGATAAATGATAAAGAAGGAACTACTGCTGGATGTAAAAACTGCTCTATAGACGCTATTATACCTGGAAATTATTTTAAGAATATATTAGATAACCACATTGAAAAACAATTAGGAATATGGTTTAAAGAGGGTTTTGAATGAATCATTCAAAACGCTGTTTTTTATTTGGTGTTGTATTTCGATCTCTTACATTGAATCTTGATATTTTTGTATAATCTTTCCATTTTTGAAATACAAAATATTGCTTACTCCTGTCGGTTGGACAAGAGGATACATCAATCATTAATGAAAATCCACCTGAACTTCCTGGATTCATAATAGCTGTTCTTAATTTTTTATGTTCAATATCATATATTATAATACCATCAAAAATCTCTGTCGATTCATTTTGACAAATTACTCCACATCGAACATCATTATAATCTTCATAAATATCATTCCCAAATGGTTGTCGGTGAGTATAAGAATCACCTAACGCGATTATACCATTCACCAGTTCTTTGATATCATTTTCTTTCAATGTATAAGGAAAGTAAACAATTGTATTCATATTAATAACAATTTTATATAATATGAATAATTTAAATCATTTTTTATTTAAATTATATTTAATTTATATTTAATTGTATTTACATATAAACTATAAATAATTAATAAGGTTGAGAACATTTATAACTGGGTATTTTATCAGGCATCGCAACCTCATTGTAATGGAACATATTTGTTGTCTGTAAATCAATAAGTGCTTCTTGACAATCTATACAACCACAAGGCAACCCTTCATTACAATTTCGACAATTAGAGCATTGAGGATGATATTTATTTTTAGAACAGTCACTTAACATTCTAGTCTGTCCTCTTAAATCAGATTCTAAGTCAACTAAATTATTTTTAGATAGACTAACTTCATTTCCGGCTACAATACCCTTTGATATACGAATTTGATGGTCATTATAATATTTTCCAGGATATAACATATAATTACCAGGTGACAGACTTTCTTGATTTTTTTCTGTAAAAGAACAACTGTCATACATATTTCTACTAAAGCTCATTTATATATTTAAAGCAATATTAAAATTATTTATTAATTATTTCTTTCTTTAAAATAAATAGGTTTTTAGGTATGTTATTTGTTATAAATCTTTCTATTGAATAAATTTTTTGACAATTAACAACACTATTAAATAATTCTAAATAATAATCTAATGTTTCAGATGCTTCATCCATATTTATTTTGATAATTATATAATTACTAGAGATTCTTAATAAATTTTCATAATATATCTTTATATTCTTCTCTGTCAAATATTCAAATAAATTTAGACATATAACCATACCAAATTTATTATCATCATATTTACTTAATGTAATATCTACAATAGAACAACCCTCTATTTCATTAATAATACTTACACCCTCGCATTTATATTTGTTTTCTTTTATATAATCAACCAACGTTATATCATAACAATTAACATCAATTATATTTTCAAATCGTATTCCTATGCTATATAATTGATTTAATATATCTATACCTTCTCTATCATACATATTTTTTTTACCTTTTAATAAATCAAAATTATCATCACTTTTAATTGGTTTATTGGAATCTATTGGAACATCTATTATATTATCTATATTTTCTAATTTATTTAGTCTATGATTTAATTTTTTAATAATTTCCAAAAGGTCATTATATTTTTTTTCTAATTGTAATAACTTATCCGTGGTTTCTTGATCTTCCGTGGTTTCTTGATCTTCTTCCGTGGTGTCTTGATCTTCTTCCGTGGTTTCTTGATTTTCTTCCGTGGTTTCTTGATTTTCTTCCGTGGTTTCTTGATCTTCTTCCGTGGTTTCTTGATTTTCTTCCGTGGTTTCTTGATCTTCTTCCGTGGTTTCTTGATCTTCTTCCGTGGTTTCTTGATTTTCTTCTGTGGTTTCTTGATCTTCTTCCGTGGTTTCTTGATCTTCTTCCGTGGTTTCTTGATTTTCTTCCGTGGTTGTATTATTAGAAGAATTATGTTCTAAAATAATTTTTATAATATCTAGTTTTTTAGTTCTTTTCTTAATTGAGATATTTTTCTCATTACATATTTCTAATAATTTAGGTATTTTAAGTTTTTCTAGGTTATCCATTTTTAAAAATTAAAATTTATATCTTTAAATAATCTTAATAATTCAAGCATTGTTTTCTATAATCAATATTTCTAATAACTGCTCTGGTATCAGCGCCACCTCTAACCCAGTGCGTTGGAATTAAATGTTGTGTATCTTGAATATTTTCTTCTATACAAGGTATTAAAGGTGTAAAACGATCAATTGTAATGCCCGATAATGAATTAATTGATTTAGGAACAGTTGTTATTTCTGAAAACTTTAATTTAGATTCAACATTTGGATATAAAGCACATGTTTTACCACTTCCCATATAAGGAGTTGTAGCATAAGGTCTTGCTTGTAATAATTTTCCACACTTATTTTTATTAGATGTAATTTGATTATCGTTTAGTTTAAAATTCGAATCAGTATTAATATCTTTTTGAACAATAGGTGCATCACAACTTCTTTCTAAAAAAGATGGATATTTTGACATTATATATTAATATAATATAAAATAAGTTAAAAAGAATTTATATTATATTAAAGGTAAAATTATTAAAAAGAATTTATATAAGTTATAAAGAATTTATTTGATAATTCGGCCTTTAATATATTTAACATCTGATTCAATATTCTTTAATTTTTCTTCTGAAAGTAATAATTTAGTATGAATATTATTCAAAAAAATATTATAACCATCATCCTTTTTTTCTAAAGCGTCTACTTGGAATCCAATTGAATCTAACTTCTCAGTGTGCTTTCCAATTTGAAAGATTATCCCAGCTATAGATAAAGCTGCGCCAAAGGTAGGTATTAAACTAGGAATGGCAGTAGCCATATAGAAATATATATATAATATGTAAAGATAAATATATAATATGTAAAGATAATATGTAAAGATAAAGAAATTGCTAAAGAAATCAATTTACATATGACGCGCATTTAATTCCATCTTCTTTACAAGTTTTATCTGGATAATATAGCCATTTAGCAAACTCAGTTTGTTTATTAACTACTTCGGTACACGGCATTGTATAAAACTCCCTTTGTGAATTATTTTTCTGATATAAATCAGAAACATCTCTATATAAATTATTATTAAAATAAGAACTTATTTCATCTTTTATTTTAGGGTGATTATATGATGTAATTGCTTGTGGTTTATTTTTTGGATCTGTCATAATATTATAATTCATAAATGGATTATTTTCAGTTGGTAATGTTGTTTTTTCTGAAATAATTCCAAAATCTTCTTTTTTATTTTCATACAAAAATATAGTAAGTAATCCGGTTATAACAATTATATAAAGATACATATAATTTTGTGTAACTATGGTTAATAAAATACCTAAGTATATACTTAATCTAAGAAGCGCATTTAATTTTTCAATATTAGTCATGTCTTTTATAGGAAAAAATTCTTTTAATCTATCTTTTTGAAATAAGATTTGTGGATCTTTAAACCAAAATATATCTTTCATTATATAATTAAAAAACTTTTTATTATTAATTTTTTTAAATAAAAGCTTATTTAATCTTTTGATTCATCCGAAACACCTGATTTATTTATATCTTTTTTGCTAGCATCTTTTTTGTTAGCGTTATTTTTTTTTCTAATAACTTTTCTTCTATTAACATTCATATTTCTCGGCATTCCTTGTGCTCCTCGCGGGGCACCTTGATTTGGCATATTACCAAATAAATTCATACCACCCATCATTGATTGAGCTTCTTCCATCATTTTATTCTGATCAAATTCTCCATTTTGCATTTTGCTATTTATAGTGTTAAACGTAGTTGACATCATTTTACCTAAATCAGCAATACTAGGTTCTTTATTTGAATTTTGATCCAAACCCATTTCATCCATTATTTCTTTTGCTAAATTTCCAATAGCGCTATCTTCTAAATTCATAGTATCAGATTCCGTTGATTTAAAGTTTTTAATATTTTCTAAATAATCTTCATATTTTTTACTATTTACAACCATATCTTCATATTTTTTATGATCCTTAAAGTTCTCTTCAATGAAACTCTCTAATTTATCATTACAAACTAAATATAATAATGAGTGAAAATATTCCCATATCTTATCTTTAGTATCTTTAGTACAATTCGTATCATCCCAGATTTCTTTAAATTTAATACCATCAGTCAAATAATAATTACTATTAATTAATTCAACTGATTTTCCAAGAGATATATTTTCTAATCTTAATATAGAATTATTAATAAACATTAATAAATAATTTGGATCTTCATATTCTTCAATAACACTATTTGTAAATGGAAAAATACTTTTAATATCAGTTAATAATTGTTTATATATATCATCAAATTTTTGTGTGTCTACCATTTATATTATTTAAATATTATAAAATAATGAATAACACGCAATAATGTATTTATTCAGCCATAAAAGTCTCCCATTCAGGACTATTTTTTTTAACTTTAAATTCATCAACTAAACTTCTTACAACCGAATGATAGTCTAATATATTTTGATATGTTAATGCGAATGAATAATACAATATACAATGTTTTAAATTTATAGTTGACATGCTTTCATCAAGACCTTCTAATATATCACGAACCCCCTTATTCTGTCTTAAATGATCTGATTCTAATAGAAAATTAGATGTTCTATTATATTCTTCTATGAGTTTTGTAACAGATTTATACAATTTATCTGTATAACCTCTAATATAATCACCAATCCATGTGTATTTTTTTGAAAACGTTTCCCCATTAATACTTTCGAGGTGGCTATTTAGACTTGTTAATTCAGATAATGTTTTATCCATTTCATCTGAGGATTTTACTCCTTTAGGTTTGTTTTCTGGTGTTTTTAAATCTTCAAATAATTTATAAAAACAATAAAAGTTTTTTTTAAAATTTAATTTATTTCCAAATTTATTGTCTGCTATCAGTAACATTGTTATAATTTTTTTATATTCATTAATATATTTTTTAAATCTTTTATTTCTACAATATCTAAATATATGATTTCTAATATATATTGAAACATTATAAAATTGTATAATCATTTTAAAATAGTCATTTACATCTTGTTGTGATGTAAATAATATTTTTTTCTTTCTTTTTTTATCGTTTGGTAAATTTTTATTTAATACTGCATCATATTTAAAAGCAGATTTATTATATTTCATATTAGCATTTTTTAAAATGTCTAAATTAAATATGCTTGCCATAATATATTAATAATAAGCATATTTATTTAAAGAGAAATCTTAATTTAATATTTAAATGGAAAAAAAAAAGCGAGGACGTAAACCAAAAAACACAAATCTTGTTCAAGAGACAAAAACTCCTAAAAAAAGAGGTAGAAAACCAAAAAATATTATAGATAATATAAATATTAAAGAGCATTTAATATTTACATCAGGAGATGATACTTCTAATAATTATTTAAATAATAATTTAATATTACATTTAAAAATAAATTCAAATGATATTTCTAACATAAAAACAGATACTAATTTATCACCTATACCATATAATAATGATGATACTTATTCAATTATTTCAATGAATCCATCATATCCAGATTCAAGTATTAATGAATATCAAGATAATAATTGTTTTCAATCAAAAAATAAAATGACAGATATTAAAACAGATAAATTTTTAGAAAAATATAATAAATGTTTTTTAAAAAGAAATATTTATGACACATTTACATCTTTTGTGTATTCTAATAATAATATTTGGCCTATACAAACAGACATACATTGTTTATGGTGTGTTAATACCTTTGAAAGTATTCCATGTGGAGTACCTATTAAATATAATGAACAAAAATTTACTTTAAAAGGATGTTTTTGTTCATTTAATTGTACAGCTAGTTATATTTTTGATAAAGATGAATATGATAAATGGGAGCAATATTCATTATTAAATTTACTTTATAGTAAAATATATAAAAAAACTATTAAAATTAAGTTAGCACCTGAAAGAGAAGTGTTAAAAATGTTTGGGGGAGTTTTAAATATAGAGGATTTTAGAAAAAATTTTAATGATATTGATGTTCAATATAAATTAAATCTACCTCCGCTTATAGCTATTGTGCCTAAAGTAGAAGAAACTAAAATAAATAATCCACATAATTTTGTTCCTATCAATGAAAATTTATTAAGTAATGCACAATCTTCTATTTCTGATAATTTAAATACTTTTATGGATTTAAAAGTTAAAGTTAAAGATTAAAATAGTTTTATTTTAAAATATTTTTATTTTTATTTTTATTTTAAAATATTTTTATTTTTATTTTAAAATATTTTTATTTTTATTTTTATTTTTATTTTTATTTTTATTTTTATTTTTAAAATCAAAATATTTTTTAATCATTTAATTTACTATAGAATGAGTAATAATTTAAATAAACTATCATTTGATGAAGTAAAAATAAAATATTTTAAAATGCTCAATAATAGAAAATCGTTCAAATCACAGAATGTTAATAAAACTCAAATTGAAAAGATGTGTAATAAATATCTCAAAGATTTTAAAAAATTATCTTTAGCAATCATTGTTCCTTATCGTGATAATTTAGATGGAAGTAAAGTTCGACATAAACAACTAGAAAAATTTATTAAAGTTATGCCTACTTATTTAAAGAAATTAGGAAAACACTATACATTTAAAATAATTATTGTCGAACAAGGAAATAAAAAAAAATTTAATCGAGGTATTTTATTAAATGTTGGATTTTTATTAGCCGAACACAATGTTGATTATTTTATTTTTCATGATGTGGATCTATTTCCAGATAATGATATGTTAAAATATTATGGATGCTATCCATTTAAACCTATACATTTAGCACATATATGGACTAAATATAGTATAGGTGGGAAGTATTTTGGAGGTGTTAATTCATTCAATAAAGCAGATTTTCGAAAAATAAATGGATATCCAAATGATTACTGGGGATGGGGTGGAGAAGACGATGAATTATATGATAGAGTTGTTAATTCTAACTTAACAGTCATTAATCCTAAAAATGGAAAATATAAAGAAATGGAACATGAAAAACCTACAAAAGCCGAAGAAAATCCATTTCCAAATAAAATGAAATTAAGACTTCAGCACAATAAATGGAAAGAAAACGGATTAAGTAATGTTAAATATAAATTTGTAAAAAATAAAAAAGGTGAAAAAGTGACTAAGTTAAATAAGCACAGTGTTTTAGTTACTATAAATTTCTAGATCATTTTTGATAAAACTTTTTCTTAAAAAGTTTATTTAAAGATAAACTTTGCGTCCCTTACTAATATAATATCTTCCGCCACGTGGTCCTTTATGAATCTTACGCACTTTCTTCTTTCCAGTAGGTTTACGTTTAGCCGGTTTACGTTTAGCCGGTTTACGTTTAGCCGGTTTACGTTTAGCCGGTTTACGTTTAGCCGGTTTACGTTTAGCTGGTTTGCGTTTAGCTTTCTTACCACCACTTGACGGCGTGTTATTTGTATTCTCTTCCACCTGATTAGATTCTTCTTCTGCCTGACGATACTCTTCTTCCGCCTCATGATATCTATCTGTCGCCTGCTTATACTCTGTTGTCTTTTGAGTATACTGTCTTTCTATT